GCGCCTGCCACCGACTCGGACGGTTCGACGCTTGTCGTAGGTTCACCTGCCGCATACTCGGACGGTTCGACGCTCGTCGTGGGTTCACCACATTCCACCGACTCGGACGGTTCGACGCTCGTCGTGGGTTCGCCTGCCACCGACTCGGACGGTTCGACGCTCGTCGTGGGTTCACAACCATCAGGAACGGCCGACTCAGACGATTCGAAATCGACCGACTCGGAGAGCTCATTAGAAACACTCATCACACGCTGCCACTCGTCGATCGTATACCGATTACCCATTGCATAGTTACAACGAGCGCACATGGGCTTTAGGTTCTCAAAGGTATTCATTCCACCTCTACTCGACGGAATGTTGTGCGCCACGTGAAAATCAAAGACAGTGATCCGGTTACTGCACCACCGTGTGATACATGGATGAGAAAAACGCTCACCGCACGTTCGCAACCACACCTCCTCCCGGACAGATTTTTTTTTTAGTGTCGTCATCACTTTAACTTCCAATTAAAATTCTTTACGCACAAGTTTGCCCCTGCCAAACGAAGATATTGGAAGGATGAAAAATGCGGATTTCGAAGGAAGCACTTTTCAAGGTCGTGAGTACTCGATTTGTGCTACGAACCATTGAAAACTCAATCGAAAATCCGGATTTCATCTTTTGTTCATCCTGCCAAAATCTTCGTTTGGGGAGCATAAAACTCGTCGTGTAAGCACAAGACAACTATGACTCCCAACTCTTCGTTTCGTGACTCAATGCCAGAGTCAATTGGGAGTATAATTTTGGAAGGATACACGAAACTAACGATGGTAACATACCCGTGTGTCTTCCAAGGCCTTTGTTAAATCCGCATTTCAGTTTTAGTCCATGTAGCGAACAAAAAATTGCGCAATTTCGCACCCACGACTTAACGAATGAACTTGCATACGTGAGTACTCAAAGTTCAGGCCAATTGAATACATTTCTTTTAAATCATTTTAGTTTACATTGTAAATTGGCCTGATTGTTGAGTACTCACGTATGCAAGTTCCTTCGTTAAGTCGTGGGTGCGAAATTGCGCAATTTTTTGTTCGCCATACCGGTTTTAGTCCATCCTTCCAAAATCTTCGTTTGGTGGGGACTCGTGACAATATGTCTGCCGATCTAACAAGACTCAGAGACAGTAACAGTCGGAGTCAGAGTACGCTTTCGGAGCACTTTTCCGCGTTTTTTAGCCCAATACGGTACTGACATCCTTTGGAAGTGGACACGATTAGGTCTACGAGGTCTTCTATAGTCATATGCGACTCGTATCATGGATCTAGACTGCATTCATCTCGAATCAACTGCCTCGTTTGACGGACACAGCATCATGCCATCATCGTCATCTTTTAAGATCGTGTGAGTTTGACAGATGTCAGCGCGCCTGCATATCGTGGCTGGCACGCCCTTTTCACACGGCTGCTGATGAGTAGAGTTTACATATTAAATATATCGGCACACAATGCTCATACGACCTTCGTATTGTGTTCTCTACGGACACACACTAATCATGCGCTCGTCATCTTGTGATTTCGACATGCACATCGCCATGCTACATCGCCATGCTGTTATCATCGTGTGAGTTAAACACTGAGTTTGACAGTCCGAATAGCCATGCCTTTGAAAGAAAAATCTTCGTGATATCGTCATGAGATGACAGCGCCAGCATATAGCAGCCACCCTTGGCGAGAATTACCCACGCCGGATTGGGCAAGCCCATTAACGAAGATAGCATACTGCCTAGTATGCACGACGCGTCGTTAAGTCCTTGCCCAATCCGGCGTGGGTAATTCTCGCAAATGTTGTTTCCCACATGGTGCACACGACTGGAACCGACATGGCAATGGCGCGACGCCGGTTCACACGGCTGACGCGCTCTTCTTATGCGGACACATTCGAGCGCCAAATCGTCGTGCTATCGGTAAGGCGAACAAAATGGCGCAATTTCGCACCCACGAGTCTAAGAATCAGCCTCAGCCTGATGTTCGCATGCCGATGTGCCTGTCGAGATCACATGTTGATGATAACATGCCGATGTGCCTGTAAAACTCGCAAGATGATAGCATGCTGATGTTCGCATGCTTATGTTCCTCTCGAACCCACATCTTGATGATAACATGCCGATGTGTCTATTGAACTCACATGTTGATGACAGCATGCTGATGTGTCTGTCGAGATCACATGTTGATGATAGCATGCCGATGTGTCTGTCGAACTCACAAGATGATAACATGCCGATGTTCGCATGCCGATGTGTCTGTCGAACTCACATGCTGATGATAACATGCCGATGTTCGCATGCCGATTTTTCTGTCGAACTACATGCCGATGTTCGCATGCCGATGTGTCTGTCGAACTACATGCTGATGATATCATGTTGATGCGTCTGTCGAACTCACAAGATGATAGCATGCTGATGTTCGCATGCTTATGTGTCTCTCAAACCCACATTTTGATGATAGCATGCCGATGTTCGCATTCCGATGTGTCTGTCGATTCACCATGTAGCGAACAAAAAATTGCGCAATTTCGCACCCACTACTTAACGAAGGAACGTTCATACGTGAGTACTCAACAATCAGGCCAATTGGACACATGTCTTTTAAATCATTTCAGTGTCTTTTGAAAAGTAGCCGGATTGTTGAGTACTCACGTATGAACGCTCCTTCGTTAAGTAGTGGGTGCGAAATTTACCCCTCCCAAACGAAGATTTTGGAAGGCCGGACGAACCTTTTGTAGACCTTTCAGAATGCGTTTTCGAAGCACTTTTCAAGGGTGTGAGTACCTGATTTGGGCTAAGAAACGTTGAAAAGTGCTTCGAAAACGCATTCTGAAAGGTCTACAAAAGGTTCGTCCGGCCGTCCAAAATCTTCGTTTGGGAGGGGTAAAATTGCGCAATTTTTTTGTTCGCCACACCGCTGTCGAACTCACATGCTGATGATATCATGTTGATGTGTCTGTCGAACTCACATGCTGATGATATCATCTTGATGTTTCTGTCGAACTCACATGTTGATGATAACATGCCGATGCATGCCGATGTGTCTGTCGAACTACATGCGGATGATATCATGTTGATGTTTCTGTCGAACTCACATGTTGATGATAACATGCCGATGTTCGCATGCCGATTTGTCTGTCGAACTACATGCGGATGATATCATGCTGATGTGTCTGTCGAACTCACATGCTGATGATATCATCTTGATGTGTCTGTCGAACTCACATGTTGATGATAACATGCCGATGTTCGCATGCCGATGTGTCTGTCGAACTCACATGTTGATGATAACATGCCGATGTGTCTGTCGAACTCACATATTGATGATAACATGCCGATGTGTCTGTCGAACTACATGCTGATGATATCATGTTGATGTGTCTGTCGAACTCACATGCTGATGATATCATCTTGATGTGTCTGTCGAACTACATGCTGATGATATCATCCTGATGTGTCTGTCGAACTCACATGCTGATGATATCATGCTGATGTGTCTGTCGAACTCACATGCTGATGATATCATCCTGATGTGTCTGTCGAACTCACATGCTGATGATATCATGTTGATGTGTCTGTCGAACTCACATGCTGATGATATCATCTTGATGTGTCTGTCGAACTCACATGTTGATGATAACATGCCGAATCACTGCCACTGACAGTGCTATCATCATTGGAAGGATGAACAAAAGATGAAATGTGGTTCTTCCGACTGACTTTTCAATGATTATTAGCCCAAATCGAGTGCTCACGTCCTTGAAAAGCGCTTCGAAAAGCAGGATTTTATCTTTTGTTCATCCTTCCAAAATCTTCGTTTGGTAAAATCATTTCTTTGTTTTCCACGACTGTCCTATCTAGATACGTTTCATGCTCCGAAGTTGAGTCCGAACACGGCGAACACGGCGAACAGACATCGACGCATCGAAAAATGATTCAAAAGTCGAAGTTTTGGGGCAACCAGATTCGCCTTGAAATCTGCGAGCACATGCTACGACGAACGAAATCCGAGGGTGGTTGGTGCGACGTCGACGACTTTCTTTTCCGACCCCCGGCAATTGTGCGTGCCGATGCGTGTGCGTTATTTGCCGAACGAGCGCACTCTTGCACGATCAACTGACGTCAGATTGCACCGGCCTTAGAAGCCCACTCACGCGAGGCCGGAGTCGTGCTAGGTGTCTTGCCTTCCAGCAGTCTTGCGCGTGAGTGCGTCGCATTCATCCGGATGGCCATCGACGAAGGGCGCTCTCCTATGTAGCATGTGAAACCGTAGATACGCTGATGCTCCCAAAGGAAGATTCGGGAAGGATGAACAAAAGCTTATGCTCCCAAAACGAAGATTTAGGAAGGAGGGACAAAAGATGAAATGCGGCTTTTCTAATCACATTTCAATGGAATCATGGCCTAAATTGATTACTCACGACATTGAAATGGTCTTCCTTCGAAATCCGCATTTCCTCTTTGTTCCTCCTTCCAAAATCTTCGTTTGGGAGGGCAAAGTTGAAATGAGGATTTCGAAGGAAGCACTTTTCAAGGTCAAGGCGCGATGAGCGTGAGTTCTCAATTTGGGTCGCTAACATTGACAGGTCATTCGAAAATCCGCATTGTTTTAACATCCACAGAAATTGCTTGTTTTGCATCGGCTGTCCTCATCTAGGTTTTCATGCACGTTTTTTACAGATGAGCGACCGTGGATTTTCTCGCCATACCGCTCGGGTGGCATCGTCGCCACACCCACACCCACACACGCCATCAAGAGTGCCTTTCGAAATCTCGAAAGAAAGACCTCATTAGATTGGCGACTTTGGCATGCATGCGTGTGAATAGCGCCCTGAACGTCGCGTAGTCGATAATCTGCTCGCTCTTGTGTTGCGTTTTCGCGGTCCCAAGCCATGAACCGCACAGTTTCACCCCCTCCTTGGTTGCGTGGCGCAATTGTTCGACCACCTTTGGGTCGAGGTACTGACCACTTGGATCCATCCCAATCGCTCCGAACACTTGGGCAAGTACCCCCAGTGTCAACTTTTGGGGTGAAAACTCCCTTGCTAAGTACGCTGAAAACCCATCGTACTTTGTCAACATCCGCTCAATATCCAGTGCCAGATTCTTATCCCAATCTCGAAAGTAATCCACCGGCGGTGGTGCAGCACCGCCAGCAGCACCGCCAGCAGCACCGCCAGCAGCACCGCCATCGAATCGACCAGGCAGTCTCGAATGCGGGTCGATATCGCGACGTTGACGGCATGTCGGCGATTTTCGGTTTTGCGGTCGAGACTCGAGCTTCATTTTATGTGGATTTTTTTTTGAGCGGTACCATCCCATGTGGGAAACACCATTCGCGTTCACGACGGTATGTTCCACGATTTTGGTCGCAATTGAATTCTCGCCACTAGGAATTTGACGCGCAAATCCGACAGTCGGTCGGAATCACAGGATGATATCATGGTGAGGATGGTCACGTATCATTTGGTCGATGTTCTACGACGGCGGCGGCGTGGCGGTGCGACGTCTTGCCGACTCTAGGCGCTGCCGCTTCCAAAAGCATACACAGGGCGTCGGACAGGTCGTCGGTCTTCTTCTGCTGCGAGAGCCAGTTATGCCACGAACGGTTGTCCGGGTGCGCGTCGGGTTGTTCCAGGAACTGCAATGCACGGGACTTGGCATGCGCCTTGCGGCTCTTGTACCCCGCATCGCCGGTGCTTGCATCGCCACCCCGGACCTTGGTCGACGCGTGCGTAAAGTGAAACGATACGTCCGGACCATGGCGACGACTCGCAAGCAGACGGTCCCGTAGGGTCGCGTAGACGAGGATTTGTACGGTCTTCATCGTCGGGTTTTTCATCACGGGTTGATGCTCGATGAAAACGGCGGTCACGTCCCTAATGTGCGGCCAATCTCGGTCAATCCAGTCGCGGATCGCGTCGTGCAGTCGGTTCGTATTCATCGCGAAATCGCGCGCGCGTTTGGACTTGACCGGGACCAGCGGCAGTGTCGCCACATCGAGCGCGCGTTCGACGAGCACACGCAGTGGCCCGCTCGTCTTCAGTCCGTGCGCCGCGAGCACCGAGCGCATGGTGGCTAGGCTGCGTTTCGCTATCGGCGCGCCGGTCGCCGCGTCGACGGCCAGCTGCCGGTCGCGTGGGACGTGTCGCATGCATACAAACCCACCCTTCGAGCAGGCCTTGGCGACTTTGCCACACGTGACGCACGTAGGCACGTCCGGTTCCGACTCGGATGCTTGGAGTAGATTCACGTTGGACCATCGCTGGATGACGAGGAGGCCGCTCGCGTCCGTGCGTGCGATGCAGTAGGCGAGGTTTTTGATTCCGATGTCAATGGCCATCATCATCGTCATTTAGTGTAGCGTTGCGTTTAAGCGGTATCGTCGATCACTTTCAATGGACACTTTGTTTGTCGTCATCTTTAACATCATCGGTTCACTCGATGCTCCCCAAACGAAGATTTTCAGAATGCGTTTCCCGGGGACCATTGTGGCGAACAAAAAGTCGCACTTTCAGCCCTCGGTCGAAAGTGGCATCAAAAACATAGATAAGAACAATCGATAATAACAAAAGCAATAATTGGGGAGTTTCCATGCATCCAAATGACTTTAATTGTCCGTTTCATGGCCTTTTCTACCCGAATCATTGCTTTTGTTATTATCGATTGTTCTCATCTACGTTTTTCCTACCCATCCCCAAATCTTGGGGGTACATGTAGTAGTGGCATGTTGCACTGTAACTTTATGCTCCCCAAACGAAGATTTTGGAAGGCCGAACAAACATTTCAGAACGCGTTTTCGAAGCACTTTTCAACGTTTTGTAGCCCAAATCGAGTACTCACACCCTTGAAAAGTGCTTCGAAAACGCACTCTGAAGTGTTCGTTTGGCCTTCCCAAATCTTCGTTTGGGAGGGGTAAACTTAACAGCACAATGCGGTCGTCTCAAACCGCCACGATGCGTGTAATGTCCATTTCCTGTTTTGGCGCGTACGGCGATGCGCTCGTGTTGCCGTCGTACCACAACTGCACGAGCCGCACCGTAAACGCACTCGGTGCGAGTACCAACTCTCTCTTCACGACCGCAACCAGCAGGTCGATGCGCTCGGCAGCCGACACCACCCGGATCGACCCGTTGTGCCGGACCGCGTCGGGGTTGTAACGGATAAAGACGACCGGCTTGCCACCGATCGCGCCCACGATCTCGCTCATCCGCGCGCACTCGCACGACTCTTCGTAGCCCCGATGCTGGTTCTCGTCGACCTCGACGATCACGTCGTGCGTGGGCAACTCGAACCGGATGTCGGGTCGGCGCTTGGTGCACGCGGGGTTGAGGCCGTAGTCGTCGTACAGGAACTGCGTGCGGACCGTTCTGCGCAGGTGCTGCACCACCGCCCACTCTTTCTTGTGGCTACGTTGCTTGCAGCTCACGCACACCAACGGCGAGTCGTCGCGGAGGTCGCAGTACTTGCACAGACGCTTCATCGCCGTCTCGTACGCGCCGACGGGGCAGTGGGC